CCGCCATGTCCGCCGCCTTCTCCGCCGCCTTGTCCGCCGCCAGGTCCGCCGCCTTGTCCGCCGCCAGGTCCGCCGCCTTGTCCGCCGCCAGGTCCGCCGCCTTGTCCGCCGCCGATAAGGCGCTGGCCCCGACGACGAGGGCTCTGCAGGCGAGCGCGGTGCTCCTGGTGGAGCGCATGTGCGCCGTGGGGCGCACGGAGTCGATCTCGGCCGTCGGAGGTGCATCGTGAAGCGCTACCGCGTGAGCCTCCGGGCTGTGGTGACCAGAGACGTCGAGGTCGAGGCCGAGAGCCCGCAGGAGGCGGTCAAAACCGTGAAGGAACGCCACGACTCGCTCGACGACCTCGACCCCGACGCGGCGCGCGGCGTGCTCTTGGCGCCAGATTCGGTCGAGGAGATCCTCGCGCCTGACGAGGGCTTCGACTCGATCGGCGAGCTGTGGGATGTCATCGGCTCGTGCGAGGCGTGCTCGTGCCCGCTGCTCGACAGCGGGGACCTGGATGATGAGCCTCCGCACGTCTGCGCCGGGGACGAAGACGGCGACGGGGTCTACCTGTGCCGACCCTGCGCGGACAAGAGCGTCGAGGAGAGCGGATCCGACAAGGATCCGGTCATGCCGGGAGGTGCGTCGTGATCCGCGCCGACGAGGTCAAGGCGCGCGTCCTGGCTGAGCACGCGAAGGAGATCGCTCGGGCCGAGAGGATCATCGACTCCGCGATCACACGGTGCGACGAGGTGGGCGCCGAAGTCGTTGCGGACGTGACGGGGTGGCTCCACCAGGTCGTGTGCGTCCGGCTGGTCGAGTACTACGGCGAAGGCGGCTGGCACGTCACGTTCGAGCGCCGGCACGCGAGCGACCAGAGGGACGACGACGCGACGACGTTCAAGCTGCGCCCGCGCCACGCCAGCGTGACCCTGGTGTCCGAGTGAGCGGCGACGGACGAGAGGACGAGGCAACCCGCGAGGCCGGACAACGCGTCGGGTCCTCCTACGCCAGACTCCTCACTGGGATCGTTCGCGACTTCGGCGTCTCTCGCGCCGCCGCGGCCTCGATCGTCGCTCGGGCCGCGAAGTGGGCACAGGAGTGCGAGGACTGCGGCCAGCGCTACTACGCTGAAGGTCGATGCCGGTGCTCGTCATGAGCGGCGTCCACGTCCAGGGCACGCCGAACAGCGCGACCAACCTGACGCTCCCGGAGCCGAACCCGTGGGACCGTTGGCGGATCGAGATCCGCCGCCACTGCGTCGCGGCGCTCGACGCCCGCAGCCGTGTCGTGGCGCGGCTCCCGCGGAAGCATCCCGCCATGTCGGCCTTGGAGGAGTGGCACCAGAGGCGCTGGGGTGACCTCTGCGCGGGCGACGTCTACGACTCGCAGGGCCGCGAGGTCATGGCCTTCATCGCCGGGGTCAAGGCGGTGTCCACGTGAGCCTGGACATCGAAGCGATCGAACGCCTCGCGAAACTCGCCACTCCCGGGCCGTGGGAGGCGTTCGCCGGTCGTCTCATCATGAGCGACGGCCCGATGGAGGATCCGGAGTTTGAGCGGGCAGAAGATGCCGCGTACGTCGCCGCCGTCTCTCCTGGCGTCGTCATGGGCCTGGTCGACGAAGTCCGCTCCCTGCGGCTCGAGGCCGAGGTCTCGCGCGACGCCGGCGCAGCGCTGGTCGGAGCACTCGCCGAGGCTCACGCCGAGCGAGACCGTTACCGGGCTGCCCTGGAGTGGATCGAGAACAACGCCCGCGAGGTCATCCGGCTTGATTGTGTCGATCCGCCCTACTGGGCCGGCGACGGACTGCGCCTGGTGGCCCGTGCTCTCTCGGAGGCAAGCAAGTGACCCCCGTCTGCCACCAAGCAGGGCCCGTCGACGCCAACGGGTTCCAGCTCTGCACCCGATGCGGCCTCGTCATGTCGGAGCCCGGGTTCGGGAAGTGGCCCGACTTCGCGAGGGTCGCGCTCTGGGACGACGGCCACGCTCGACAGTGGGTCCTCATGGGACACGACGAGCCTCTCACGTGCGCGGTGCTCTCGTGACCAGGGACGCCGTGGCCTATCTCGCCGCCGCTTCGCTCAACGACGGTGCGCGACTTGCCGACGAGATCGCCAAGCACGTTGGCAGCATGCCGGTGGACCTCGTCTATCGCCTCGGCCGGTGGGCCGGCAGGGCAGAGCACCGCGCGGACGAGATCCGCAACCTCGCGTGTTCGCTGGACCGGAGCAACGAGCGCAGTCGTGCGCGTCGGAGGAAGTCATGAACGTTCCCGTCATCGAATTCCGCCAGCTCGGCCTGAAGGTCGGCCGGATGGAGTGCGCGCGGCTCGCCCTCGAGCACCACAAGGCCCGGAGCGAGCGAGCGCGCGCCTCTGCGAGGAAGGGGAGGAAGGAGGTGGGCCGTGGCTGAGAACGACGAGCCGAGCGTCGCATTCGACGAACTGCGCGCCGAGCGTGACGAGGCCCGCCGGCAGCTGCGCGACGAGCGTGCGGACCGCCGCGCGAAGACGGACGCCCTCGTGGCGTTCCTCACGCGCGAGGACTACATGCCCGGCGTGGGCGAGCCCGATCCAGCCGGCGACGCGGGCCACGACTGGTACGAGAACCACGTTCTCGTGCCGATCAAGGCGCTGGTCTGCGGGATCCGCGGGCACGACGTCATCCCTGACCAGTGCGGAAAGCCCGAGCACGACTACTGCATGACGTGCATGGCGCGCTTCCCTGGCCAGGCCCCGAGCAGGAGGAAGTCATGATGGTGCCCGTCTTCGAGCATGCGCTCAACAACGCCCGGCTCATCGTGGCCAACGACCCCCCGAAGAAGCTCGGCAGGGGGAGGCGCGACGGCCGGGAGTTCACCTTCACGCCGGCCAGCGAGTACATGCGCGTGGCCCGCGTAGCGCTCCCATCCTCAGGGCTCTTCCTCCGCCCCCTGGACGCGACCGTCACACCCGAGGGTCTCACCCGCCTCTACCGGCTGACCCACATGCAGACCGGGGAGCGGGAGGAGTGGACCACGACGACTCCGCTGGACCCGCACGTCCCGCCGAACCTGGCGACGACCTGGGCGCGGACTCACTCGCTGGCCGCGGTCGTGAAAGACCTGCTGTGGCCGGATGAGGAGGACGTCCCCGAGGTGTCGGCTGGCCCCGTGGACACCCGCACCCAGGCGCAGCGACAGGAGGAGGCACGCCGAGTCAAGAGCGGCGCCGCCACTCCGCTCCATGACAGGAACGAGAGAGGAGAGACCGCGAAGACCGGAGATCCCCTGACGATCGTCATGCCCACCACCGAAGAGCTGAAGGGCCGAGCGAAGTTCGCGGCCATGAAGCGCGAGGAGGAGTGGAGGGCCAACGCCGCAGCGCTGATCCCGCCCGACATCTCGACGCTCGATGACATGGCGGACGAGCTGGCCGAGCGGATGGGTGCGGCTCCCCGCGGAGCAGTCGATCCGCGTACCGAGGTCATCGACAGGATCACTCAACCATCAACCGCGGGAGCGGCGCCGCAGACACCGGCCGCAGGAGATGTTCATGAACGGGATCACGACCGCGACGATCGACAACTGGTTCACGCACCACCCGCCGACGGAGCACCAGATCGAGTTCTATCTCAAGATCCGCAACGCGGGCCGGGACATGGCGCTGGCGATCGTCGCGACGACGCCGCCGAGCGCGGACCAGACGGCGGCGCTGCGCAAGGTGCGGGAGGCGGTGATGACGGCGAACGCGGCCATCGCCTGCGGCGGGAAGTAGCGGCCCGGAGCATCGACGAGCCCGAGACGGACGAAGAAGGGGACGCCAAGGCCTGCGTGAACTGCACATGCGAAAGGTGCAATGCGAGGCGCGAGATCGAACGCGCTGGTCTGCCCCCCGACCACGACTGCCCGGTCTGCTACGAGAAGCTCCCCGGGGACGGCTCGCCCTGCACGAGCGCCGAGTGTCGTGCCCTGAGAGCCCGCACCGCGCCGGCGCCGAAAGAGGAGCCCAAGCCCGAGAACGCCCCTTCCGTGGTCGCCGATCCGGCCCAGGAGAGACGAGGGAGGGCAGCCCGGTGGAGGAACCGTCCCGGTCCGAAGTGCAAGGCTGACCTGTTCACCGAGGGCACAGACCCGACGCGCGTCTGCTGCCGCGAATGCGGCCTGCCCGTGGTCCGCGGGCAGGTCTATCGGCGAGGCGTGGAGGGCTACCCGGACGACCTGTGCATGACGAGGCGCGGGGTGATGTGCGGCGTGGCCCACGAGAGATGCGTGCGGCTGCTCTCGGAGGGGCTGGACCCACGCGCGGCCGCGCCGCAGGAGGCGACGTGAGCACGATCTCGATCGCCGAAGCCGTCTTGGCCCCCGTGGCCCAGGAGAAGACGCCGTGAGGGCCATGTCGCTCCATCAGCCCTGGGCGAGCCTCGTGGCCCATGGCCTGAAGAAGATCGAGACGCGTGGGCCCCGCCCGTCGAAGCGCTTCCGCGGGCCGCTCCTGATCCACGCGGCGAAGAAGTGGGACCAGGCCGCGTGGGTGCGGATCCAGCGCGCACACCCCAATGTGCTGGCGCCGTTCTTGGGTAGCACCGACCCATTCCCACTCGGAGCGGTCGTCGCAGTCGCGGAGGTCATGAACATTTGCGAGATGACGGCGGAGTGGATCGCGGCGCAGACGCCGCTCGAGCGTGCGGTTGGGGACTGGCAGCCCGGCCGCTTCGGGTGGTGGCTCTGCAACGTCGTGCGCCTCGACCCGGCGATCCGTCTCGTCGGCCGCCAGGGCCTGTGGGAGCCGAAGCTCGCGAGCGAGGTGAGCATCGCCGACATGCGGCGGATCGGCATCTCCGCGCTCGAGTGCACCGCGGGGGCGGTGCGCTGATGGCCGTCGACCTCGACATGCTCGGGCACCCGCGCGTCAGGGCGGCGCTGGACCAAGCATCCGCGCTCATCTGGTCTTGGCACGGGGCCCAGCAGAGTTGCACCCATGAGCAGAGTTGCACCCACGAAGGCCTTGCCACGCTGCTCGTAGGGTGGCCCGGCGTGGACCTCGCGGAGCGCATCGCCCTCGCCCTGCTCGAGGCATCGGGCTGGGACTACGACCTCGCCGAGGCGCTCATGGACCGCAGGGCCAGGGGCGCGCCACTCAGCGACGTGTACGCGGAGATCGACCGCATCCTCGCGCTCCCAGAGCCCCAGCGCACCGAGGAGTGGGAGCGGATCGAGAAGGTGTCCCGTGCCTGAGCCCCAGACCCCGAGCGAGATCGTGGCCCACGTGCGCGCCAGCTACAGCGAGGACATCTTCGGACCGCCGACGCCCGGCTGCGCCGTCGATCGCTACTCCGCGGCCGGCGCGCGCCTGGCCTGCGACGCGATCGCGCGCGAGCTGCACGAGCGCGAAGCCGAAGCTGGCCATGCGCGCGTCTACGAGCGGGCTGATGGCTTGGTCTCGGACTGCGGGCGCTACCGCAGCACCGACCCGCTGCTCCTTTTCGCCTACCGTTGTTTCGGTGCCGAGGAGCGAGCAATGCAGCGCGAAGCCCAGGCGCAACGGGCAGTATGCGAAGCGGCCCGCATCGCACACGAGAGGGCTGAAGAGGCACTGAGCAAGGCCGAGAAGGCCGGCCACGATCGGCGCGACTGGTGGGCTCGCAATGCACTCCGCGCCCTCGGACTCCCAGCACCCGACATGAGCTTTGACGAAATGTTCGCCTACCAGGACGACGACGAAGTGGTGATCGTGGTGCGCAGGAAGAAGGTCCCGTGAGCGACCAGCGGCTCAGGGACCTGGAGCGCCTCGCAGAGACGCGTGATCCTGACGCCATGAAGGCCCTTCGGGTCGCGTGGAAGCGCCGAGGTGGACACGCCGAGCACCCGACGCTCGCGCGGATCGCCGAGGAAGACAGAGACCCGCGCCTCACGCCGCGGCTCGGCGACGTGCTCGTCCGTGCGATCAAGGAGCAGCGCAAGACGGTCGGGCTCTTAGAGCGCACCGTAGAAGGGGTGGCGCGAAGCGGGCGTGTCTACTGCGAGCGCTTCGAGATGCCCCTCGAGTCCGGCTACCCGCAGCGCTTCAAGGAGGAGGTCTCGCCGAAGACATGGACGGGCTGGGCCAAGAAAGCCCAGGTCACCAAGAAGGCCGGGAGGAACGTGTGAGCGACTCCCTCCGAGACCTGAGAGGCATCGCGCCACGCCCGCAGTCTCCGGCCTCCGGGCCCCTGCCTCCCCCTCCAGTGAGACTCCCTAAGCCCCTCAAGGCGGTCAAGAGAGTCAACCGCGCCCGCAAGGAGGCCCGCATGGCCATGCAGTTCGGTGCCCAGGCCCGCGCGTGCAGGCTCATGCCCTGCTGCGTCTGCTCTCGCAGGCCATGCGACCCGGCCCACATCCTCTCCCGTGGTGCAGGAGGCACGGACTCGGACTGCGTCCCGCTCTGCTCAGGGCCACGAGGCCACCACGAGGAGCAACACCGAATCGGGATCCTCACCTTCCAGGAGCGCCACATGATCGTGCTCGAGGTCGTGGCTGGTGACTTGGCCAAGGCGGTCAAGGAGCACGAGTGCGCGGCCTGGATCTGCGTGGGGCCGAAGGGCGAGCCCATGTGCGCGATCTGCGAGGCCGAGGTGGACGAGAGCGGGCTCACCCCGTGACCTACACCTGGGCCGAGCCCTTCGCCGGCGGGGCCGCCTGCGCATTGCGCTTGGTCGGCGGACGCGACCTCGTGACCCCGGTAGCCTTCATGGGCGGGAAGAGGCGCTATGCCCGCGCGATCCTCGACGCCCAGGGCGTGCCCCACGGGCCGCCGGCGCGCGTGCTCCTGGCCGACGCCGGGCCCTGGGGCTGGGTCTGGCCGCTCCTGCTCAAGGGGGAGGACGCGGCCAAGGTCGCAGCGAGCCTGCGCTCGTGGGCCGGTGAGCACCCGCGCGATCTGTGGCAGCGCCTCGCCGCGCAGCCACCGGCCGAGGAGCCGCACGAGCGCGCGGCCCAGTGGCTGTGGCTCCAGGCGCGCTCAGCGTCTGGCGTCCCGATCTGGTGGGACGGGTGGCGCCACGTTGCGGGCAGCGGGAAGCCGGCCACGGACCGAGGCGAGGACATGCATCAGGCGCAGCGCGCGGAGTGGCTCGCTTCCGACGGACGAGGTCAACCGCGCCCCGCAGGCGCTCGTGCGATCGGCGGGCGGTGGGAGAAGGGCAACGAGGGCCGTGTCCAAGACGCGACGAACGGCCAACGCGGCGCGTGGCGGCAGAGCGACCACGACACCGGCCGCGACATGACGGCAGGCCAGAGCGGGCGCGGCTGGCGCTTCGACGCGCGCCCTGGAGACGTGAATCCGGATCGGCTCGCGGGGCAGGCGGGCTGGGGCATGTGCAAGAGCGACGGCAGGACCGAGCAGGCGGCCTCACAGAAGGGCACCTCGCACGGGCGCACGGGCGGCATGGTCAACCCCTGCACGATCGCCACGCGCATCGAGGCGCTGGCCGAGTCCTTCGCCGGCGTCGACGTCCAGGTCCACCATGGGGACGCGCACGCGCACGCAGAAGCGCTTGGGATCGCGCGGCGACTCTGGTGGAGCGACCGCGAAGAGTGCGACTGCGTCGACTGCGACGGGACGTGGTGCGTGTGGTGCCTTGAGCACCACGGACGTCGCCCATGCCCCGTCGAGGAGGAGGCCAAGGCCAGCGCCCCGCGCCTCCTCCTCGGGGCCGCCTACGTCTACCTCGACCCGCCGTACCAGGGCGCCACGGGCTACGGCTGGGACATGCCCCGCGCCGAGGTCCTCGCCCTCGCCCGCCGCTGGGCCGACGCCGGAGCCGTCGTGGCGGTCAGCGAGGCCGAGCCGCTCCCGCTCGAGGGCTGGCACCACCTCGAGCTCACGCGCGAGGGCGGCAAGCCGGAGTTCCTGACCCTCTCGCGCGCCCCGGTGCGTGTCCCTGCGCGACAGGGAGCGCTCTTCACGTGACCCACGAGCGCTCCGACCCACTGAGCACAGCACTCGCCTGCGTCCGTCGGCTCTCTGACGAGGGCATGGACGCCGTTGTCAGGCTCATCGGCGACGAGCGAGAAGCACGACAGCGGGACCGGCTCGCGCAGGCACGGTGGAAGGGCACACGAATGTTCAGCCGCCCCGGACGTCTGCGTGCACAGGTCTGCCTCGTCGTCGGCTCCTATGGGTCCCTCGGCCTCACGGGCTACTTCTCCACGGCCTGCGGAGGGCACGGCTATGGAGTCCACCCGGAGCCCGCGGAGATCACCTGCAGGGCGTGCCTCGACGCAGGCGCCGCGCAGACGGTCAGCATCCTGCGCGATGGACCAACGTGAGGTGGGCTGTCTCCTACCGCGCGTCCCCACGTGGGCGCCGGATCGCGGACCGGCACTACAACCGCCAGAAGGTCGGCGCGCCGCAGTTCGTGCCGCCGGGCGCGTGCCTCGTGCTCGTCACCGAGTGCGGGAAGGCGCTGTGGATCACGTCCTGGCCGCTCGCCGAGTACGTGAAGCACGCATGGGCTGGCGCGTGGGTTTGCTCGGCGTTCCGCAACGAGGGCGCGGGCCTGTCGTCCGAGTTGATCATCGAGGTGCGCCGCAAGCGCGACCCTGGGCGTTGCTTCCTCCGCGCTGGGTTCACGCGCGCAACGCGCTGCGGGGCCTGCCACGAGGAGACGTTCTCCGCCGAGGGGCTCTGCCCGTGGTGCGGCGCTGAAGCGGTCCCCATCGGCGCACAGGCAGCGCTCTGGGAGGCGGCTAGGTGACCGACCGCGACATCAAGCCCGAGACATCGCTCACGCGTCGAGGTCGGTGCAAGGGCGTAGTACGTAGATGCGCGCCGCCAGGCTGGAATCTGGCGGCGCGCGAGAGACGGGCGCCACAGGAGGGCGCCAGCTCATGAGTGAATCTACACCCAGCGGCGGACCTGCCGATGATGTCGGCTTTGTCTACTTCGCGCAGAGCGGTGACTTCATCAAGATCGGGTGGTCGCGGGACCCGAAGAGGCGCGTCGCTCAGCTAGGCACAGCCTGCCCGCTGCCGATCGCTCTCCGGCTGATTGTCTCTGGCTCCAAGGAGGACGAGCGCCATTTCCACGCTCTGTTCGTGCACCTTCGCGAGCGAGGCGAGTGGTTCAGGGCCGACCCGATCATCCTCGGGCACGCCGAGCGGATCCGAGGCCTCGAGGTGGAACTGGGCTACTTCGCCGATCGATGTAAGGGGCTGGAGGACGCCCTGGCGAGCATCGCGGCGCTGGCTTTGGGCATGGGCCTTGAGGACGCCGTCCAGCGCAACGACAAGACCCCGTGACCCGCTGGGACTGGATCAACCGGGTGACGTCACCGAGTGGGCCGGAGAGCACCACCGTGCGCTACGCCTTGGTTGTCCTGGTCCTGCACTTCTTCAACGAGGCCAAGCGCTGCGCCTGGCCTTCGGCGGCCACGCTGGCCGAGCGAACGGGGCAGTGTGAGAAGACGGTCCGGACAGCGTTGGCAGAGGCCGAAACGGTCGGCTGGCTGCGCAGGGACGCTGTGCCTGGGCGCGTCACTCACTACTATCCGACGGTGCCCGAGGACCGCTCACTCGTGCTCACCCCGGTAAGCGTTACCGGGGTGGGGCGGCAATCCGCTCCAGCCACCCCGGTAACTCTTACCGCGACCCCGGTAACGGTTACCTACGATCTTAGGAAGGAACCAAGGAGAGACTCACGGAAGGAGGGACCGACCGCCTGCCCTTTCAAGTGCCCTGCCTGCCTCGGAACAATGCGGCGCATCGCGCCCAAGCGGGGCGGTGGCGCCGACTTCTATGGATGCCGAGGCTACGACCAAGGACGAGGGTGCCCTGGCAAGCGAGAACTCGACGGCACGGACTCGAAGGCTGCCAAGAGCGAGGCGCCGAACCTCGCCGGGCTCGCGGAGAAGGTGTTCGCGGCGACGCTCCAGGCCAAGGCTCAGATGGCACGCGAGGCGACGGTCAGCGGGCCCTCTCCGCTCGAGGCATACGACCCGTCGAACCTCACGAGGCGAGCCAAGGCATGAACCTTCCGCCCCTCGACGATCCTGGAGCATGGAAGACCTGCGCCGAGTGGAGGGCCAAGCCTCCCGAGCGTGGTGATGAGGAGCCCTGCGGCCCGAGGGTCTCTCCTACCAGGAGCGAGCAGGAGCGACGGGCCAGGGTAGCGGCAGGTTCCATGGCCTTGGCGGCCAGATTCGCAGTGCCCGAGAGCCCAAAGCAGAAGCGAGCCAGAGCATGAGCGACGACCGGGTCCCGATCCTCCGACTGCTGGACAACATCGCGCGCGACATCGAGGAACACCCTTGGCGCTCGCGCGACGCCCGCATCGCGCGCCTGGCCGCCGAGGTGCGCCGCCTGCGCCTTCTCCTTGCGGTGCGCGGGATCAACCCGGACGAGCAGTGAACCCCGTCATGGGTCCTTTCTGGGCGCTGCTGCGGCGCCCCCTCGGGAACCCGCCTGGCGTGCGCGTGAGGACAGCGTGCGGACACCGTCCGGACACGTCGGCGGCGCCAGCTAAGGTCCGTGCATGGACCCCCTCGACGCGAGGCAGCTGACCACCGAGCAAGCCGCCCGCGCTGTGGGGGTCACGGTGCGTTCGCTGGGCCGCTACCGGGCGCGCGGCGCGCCGTGCTCGCCGGGGCCGCGGAAGACGGTGTTGTACAGCGAGATAGAGCTGCGGGCGTGGATGCGCGCGCAAGGCCTCGACGGGGGCGACGGCGGGCCTCCCGACGAGCGCCAGCCCGCCCCGGCCACCCGGCTCGAGGCCCAGGCGCACGGCGGCGCGCTGCTCCGGCACGAGCCCGCGCCGCCGGCCCCGGCCCCGACCCGGCCCGCCGCGCCGGACGGGCAGACCCCGCGCGAGAAGCTGCAGGAGGTGCGCGCGCGCAAGGAGCAGCTGACGGTCGAGCGCCAGGAGCTCGATCTGGCGCAGCGGCGCGGCGAGCTCGTCACGGTCGACGAGGCGCGACGACTGGTGCGCGCGCACTTCGTACTGGCCAAGGCGCGGTGCGCGGCGTGGCCCGCGCGGGTCGCGCAGGCCCTCGAGGGCCTGCCGTACGACGCACGGCTCGGCGCGCTCGAGCGCGAGCTCGGCGCGCTGCTCGACGATCTCGGGGCGGTCCCCGCCTGATGGACATTCCGGACTGGCTTCGCGGAGCCCTCGTCGAGCTACGACGGCCGGAGCAGATCGGCGGCAACGAGTGGGCGGAAAAGTACCGCACCCTCGGGCCGGACGAGAGCGAGAAGCACGGCCGGTGGCGCTCGGTCCCCTGGCAGATCGAGCTTCTCGACGCGTTCGCCGACGACTCGCTGACACGCGTGACGATCATGAAAGGCGCGCAGTTCGGCGTGTCCGACCTGGTGCGCAACGCGATCGGCCGGTGGGCCATGGTCGATCCGGGCGACGTGCTCTGGGTCATGGCGGACGAGCAGTCCGCCAAGAAGGCCATGCGGAAGCTCCGGGCGATGTTCGAGAACACGCCCGAACTGCGCCCGCTGCTCTCGCGCACGAGCGCCTCGACGCTGCTCGAGCTGCGGCTCACGAACATGCGCGTGGTGATCGGCTGGGCGGGCTCGGCGGCGAGCCTCGCGTCCGAGCCGTTCCGGCGCGTCGTCCTCGATGAGGTGGCGAAGTACCGCTGGCACGTACAGGGTGAGGGCTCGCCGGTGGCGCTGGCCGAGGAGCGCGTAAAGACGCTCGGCCGCCGCGGCAAGATCATCCTGCTCAGCACGCCGAAGCACGACGACGACCAGATCGTGAAGGCGCACCGCGAGACGCTCGACCGGCGGGTCTTCGTGGTCCCCTGCCCGGGGTGTGGGCACCTGCAGGTCCCCGAGCTCGACGCCCTGCGGTGGCCGGACGGCTCGCCCGCGACGGCACCAGCGGACCCTGACGCGCGCGTGCGCCTGGCGGCCGCGATCCGCCGCGACCAGACGGCGTGGATCGCGTGCGAGCGCTGCGCCGGCCACGTGCAGCCGCACCAGGCCATGCACGCGCCGACGGCGGGGTGGGTGGGGGAGGCGGTCGAGGCGGACGACCGGCGGGCGTACCACGTCGCCGAGTTCGTCCACTGGCAGACGACGACCAGCGATCTGGCCGCGCGCTGGCTGCGCTGCACGCACCCGAAGGAGTTGAGCGAGTTCTGGAACGGGTCGCTCGGCCTGCCCTTCACGGCGGCGGCGGGCTCGCTGCGGCCGACGCTCTTCATGGCGCGCGCGCGGTACGCGAACGGCGTAGTCCCGAGTTGGGCGACGGCGGTGCTCGCGACGGCCGACACGCAGGGCGATCACTTCTGGCTCATGGTCCGCGCGTGGGGGCCGGGCGGTCGGTCGCGGCTGCTGGACTGGGGGCGCGTCGGCACGTTCGAGGAGCTTGAGAAGCGCGCGCTGCGCGCGCGCTTCGAGGTCGAGGGGCGCAACGACACGGTGGGCCCGCGCTTCCTCTTGATCGATTCTGGCGGCGGCATGGCCCGCGCCGACGGTTCGAGGACGAACGACGTGTACCAGTTCTCGCGGCGCACCCCGCACGTGATCGCGGTCAAGGCGGTGGGCGACCAGGACGTGACCGACGGCCGGCCGATCCGTGCGTCACGCGTGACGTACACCCCACCGGGCGGGCGCGCGCCGACGGTCGAGCAGGACCTGCACCTGCTGCACGCCGAGTACTGGAAGGACGCGGCGGCGGCGCTGATCCGCGCCGAGCGGCCAGAGTTGTGGGAGGAGTGCGAGAGCGCGGTCGCGGCCGAGTACGGGAAGCAGCTCACCGGAGAGCACAAGGTGCTGGTGACGCTGCCGAACGGCGACACGTACTACCGATGGCAGAAGCGCTCGAAGCACGCTCCGGAGCACCTATGGGACGCCGCATGGATGCAGGTGGCCGCGGCGGACATCGCGCGCGTCGACGGCGAGAAGCCGATCGCCGTGCGGATCGCGGCGAAGTCGCAGCGGAAGAAGGCGGCGAGAGAGACTCGAGGGTCGACGCGGGCGCGGTTGCCCGACGGTCGGCCGTATCACGTAGGACGGCGCTAAGGAGAGGACATGGCCACGATGACGATCGAGAAGAAGAAGGCGAAGGCGGCAATCGTGCCAGAGGCGGAGCGCGCGCCGGCGCTCGAGGTTGGCGTGCCATTCGTCGCGTCGACGAAGTACGCCCAGCGCGACATCCACATGACCCTGGACGGGCCACAGGCGGTGGCGCTGCGCTCGGTGTTCGAGGCCCTCGAGGAGCGCCACGCGAAGTTGAACAAGGGCGCGCCGGTGCAGAACCCGCAGGACGCGATTCGCTGGCTCATCGAGGAGGTTGCGCGGGTGGCCGCGCGTTGATCCGGGCGGAGCGACGGATGCCCGCGCGGTGCCATGGGCGTTCGTCGCTCCGTCTCAATGGGCTTGTAGGAAAACTCATCGGCGTCACGCGCGGACCTCGCTATTCTCCGCTTCGTGGCGCTCACCAGCACAAGTACGGTCGCCGACGCGCGCGCGCAGCTCCGGGACAACCTGAGTTGGCGTGGCAGCGCGTCCAAGGCCGCAGCGTTCTGCGAGGCGTTCCTCTTCCTTGAGGACGCCGAGCCCGACGGCGCCGCCGAGGGCGCGTCGTGGGCCTCGCGCGCCGAGAAGCTGCGCGAGGATTACGACATCGCACGGGCCTACGCCGACTCGACGACCGGCTCGACCGGTCCGCGGGCCACGCGCCTGCGGCCCAGCCCGAGGTTTCGCGGATGAGCCGCGCTGCCGCGAAGAAGCCCGCGAAGACCGCCGCCGAGCGCGGGATCTACGTGCGCAAGGGCCGCGGCCGCGCGCCGGATCCCCGGCCGACACTGCGCGAGCGGCGCGCCATGGCGCGCGACGAGCGGCTGGCCGAGATCGGCCTGCTCCCGAAGGACCGCCAGGCCTCCTACGCCGCGGCCCGGCCGAGCACCTTTCGCCGGCAGCGACTCGACCTCGGCGGCGAGGCGGACGCGCACATCCGCAACGAGATCGAGTTCTGGCGCCTGCGCGAGCTCAGCCGGTCCATGGACCGCGACGACGCGATCCCCGGGCCCGTCGTCGAGGCATGGCTCGACCTGGTGCTCGGGAGCGGGGCCGACGAGCCCGGGATCCAGATGGATCCGCAGACCACGTTCCCCGTCCTCGACCGCGCGATCAAGGACGACATGAGGGCGTGGGGCCTCGACCCGTCGATGTGCGACGTGTCGGGTCGGTTCACGCTGTCCATGCTCGAGCGGCTCGGGCTGCGTCACTCTGCGTTCGACGGCGACGCGCTGGTCATCCTGCACCGCGACGGCGCGACGGCGGGCAAGGTGCAGCTCCTTGAGGGCGACCGGCTCGCCGGTTGCGACGGACCGGCCGGCAACATCGTCCATGGCGTCGAGGTCGACCCGGAGACGGCTGAGGTTGTCGCCTACTGGGTCCTGAAGCGCCGCCCTGCCAACCGCAAGCAGACGGGCTATCGCGCACCGAAGCTCGACCCGAGCAAGCACGACGGGCTGAACTACAAGCGGATCCCGGCGCGCGATGCCCAGGGCCGGCTGAACGCCACCCTGATCATCAACCCGAAGCGCGTGACCGAGTACCGCGCGGTGACGAAGTGGCACCGCGTCTTCGACCAACTCGGCATGACCGAGGACACGTTTTTTGCCACCGTCGCGGGGATCCAGTCATCGGCGTGCATTCCGATGGCGATCACGGTCACGACCGACGTGAAGCTCGGCAAGCGCGAGGAGAACGACGACGAGGGCGATGACGACGGCGTTGCGCCGCCGCCAGAGGAGGAGTTCACCCCCAACACGGTGCCCCGCCTCAAGGCCGGCGAGTCTCTGGTCGGCGCGCCGAGCGCCGGCCCGAGCCCCGACACGCAGAAGTTCCTCGACCGCGTGTTCCGCCTGGTGGCCATGCAGGTCGACCTGCCGTATTCGATGGCCTTCCGCGACACGTCGGCGACCGTCTTCCACGGGTGGCGTGGGGAGAACGAGCAGGCGAAGCGCGCGGCACGGTGGCACCACACGTATTTCCCGGCGCAGTTCAGCCGCCCGGTGTATGACTTCCGACTCGACTTCGCGCTCGAGCGGCTGCGGAAGAACCCCGAGATGGCGCGGCTCATCGAGCAGGCCGAGGCGAAGGACACGATCCGCGCCGTGCGCGCGCAGCCCCGCGCGTGGCCGTACGTCGATCCGAAGACGGACCGCGAGGCCGACGCGCTCGGGATCAGCGAGGGACTCGAGAGTGCACGCGCGACCCATGCGGAGCGTGGGCGCGACATCGACGACGTGCGCCGCGAGCGCCACGAGGACATCGCCGCCGAGCGCAAGGCCGCCAAGGAGCGGGCGAAGGAGGAGGGCGAGCCCGACGAGTGGCGCGCCTACTGCGCGAAGTGGGCGCTGGGCGTCATGCCGACCCCGGGCGCCGCCGCGCCGCCGCAGCTCGCGAAGCCGGGCGACCAACCGGCGCCGGCGAAGGTGCCGACGCCAGAGCCATCGCAGGCGAAGCCTGAGAAGCCGGAGGTTGGCCGATGATGCCGCGTGAGCGCGAGGCATGGCTCCCGTGCGCAGTGACCTTCCGCATGGCCGCGGACGGCGCGGCCGACGACACGGCCGAGGTCGAGATCGAGGCCTACAACGGCGGGATCATCGAGGTTGGCTACGGACGGGAGGTCGTCGATCTCCAGGGACTCGAACACATCGCGTCGATCCCCTTCCTCGTCGACCACGATCGTGCGCGGATCGCGGGCTTCTCGACCGTCGTCGACAACGACAAGAGTCGGCTCCGGCTCAAGGGAAGGCTGCTCATCGGTGAGGGCGAGGATGAGGGCCGGCGCGTGCGCGCGCGCGTGAAGGCCGGCTTCCCCTACCAGGCGTCGATCGGCTGGCAGGTCCTGGAGGACGAACTCGTCCCGGTCGGCCAGAAGCGCGTCGTGAACGGGCAGGCCCTCGAGGGTCCGTTCTGGCACGACCGCCGCACGAAGCTCAAGGAGTGCTCGGTGGTGGCGCTCGGCGCCGACAGCACCACGAAGGTC